ATGTGAAGGGTCTCCACGAACCCAAAGAAGCCTAAAAAGACTATTGCTATGAGCCATGGAGACGTGAAAATCTTCATCAGAACTTAAATTTAGCTCCGATCTTTGTACCCCAGCTGTTATCCAAATCTGAATCCTCAGCTGTAAGTAGTGAGATTTCACCGTAGACATCTAGCTTTTCATTGGCTGCAAAAGAGCCGCCAGCTTTACCAGATAGCCTCCAGTCCGAGTCTTCACCACTCAAAGCAACCACTGCTGGTCCACCTTGAATGTAATAACTGAACTGATCTCCACCTTCAAATCCCACATGGAGATCGGTGGTAGTGCCGAGTACATCTGAACCGATTCGAGAACCGTTGCTCTCTACATTCACATAAACACCGGCCGATGCAGGTGTCGCCAAGGCTGCGGTGGATGCCAGTGCGGCAAGTGCAATAATTTTCATTGTTAAAATTTAAGTGTTTTTGGTATAAGGGATACCGCGATACTTTAGTTGGACTTTCATTAGTCTTCTCCTTAGTAACAACCCCCCGTTCCATGAGTTGTTTTCATGCAAAGCACGTTAGTGCCCCGAACGGACGCAGATCCCGTTGGCTTCTACTGCTTCGACAAGCGAGCCGCCAAGTTTTTATGAAGGAACTACCCCTGAGCCACAAGCAGTTCCATCAGTAGTATTACCTACCACTGTGTTACATAGTGCTACTTGTGCAGTTGTTGATCCACTGTCATTATAAGGGATGAACCATCTGTCACCCGTTGTATTGATCATGTATTCAATTTGGAAATCGTTAGCTCGTGAAGCTGCTTTTGGATTGTAAATGATTGACATTACTAAAATTGTATGTTGGAACGTTCAAGTTTTTCATAAATATCCTGACGATAAGCAGGGTCGCTATCGTACTTAGGATCAGTCATAGCCCTGACTACTTCAGCCTGACTACGGAATTTATCTCCTGTATTAGAGGCAGCTTTACCTGTAAGTAGCTGACCATCCACACCTCTTGAATCATCAAATCTATATTTCAAAGCTTGCACTGCAAAGAATGCTGATAACGGATCACCTTTATCCATAACTTCATCGTACATTGATACTTCGTTTTCACTCAAGTTATCAACAGCCCATTGCATCATGGTTTGGTATTCTTTATCACCACCAGCTACCTCTTTTAACTGTGTTACATTTTCTTCAGTTAATTCTTGAGGTGCTTTTTCTTTTTCAAATTCAGCACGCTTCTCTAGATACATTTGAGCGACATCTTTAGGATCCATCTCGCTCAGTTTCTTTACAGTTTCTTCTGTATAAGAGTCATCAAGTGCTTCCTTCCAAAGAGTATCTAAGAAATCAACTTCTGGTTTCTCTTCTTCTTCTTTGGTATCAGTAACTTTCTCTTCTTTGTTATCCTCCGAAGAGCCTAGTTTTTTTTGTAGTTCAATGTAACCTTTTTCAAGTTCTTCCGCATCTTTAAATTTACCAGCAAGTAATTGTTCTTGCTGTTCTGCTAACTTCTCACCAACCTCAAGGGCTTCTTGCTCTTCAGTATTAAGCTCACCTTCGGGTTGCTCATTAGCATCATACGTTAGTGTCTGTGCTTCTGCCATTGATTGTTTCCACTGTTAGTTTGCCAAGACCAACTGTTGTCACCACGTTAGTACCTGGTGCTTTGATAGATGGTCTGCCAACCTTCATCTTAGGAGCGTACTTATTAGTAGACTCTTCGGGTGGTTGGACTTTTTTGATCGGTGCTCGCTTAGCCTTACGTGGCCTTGAGGGCTTAACCTTGTCCACTGAGTTCCTCCTGTAGTTGTGGGTTTTTAGATGGATCATTCATTGGGTCACTGTTAGAAACCTTAGCTTCCTCTAATGCCATCTCTTGTTCTTGAGCAGCTGCTTGTTGACCTTGTATCTCTTCCATAGATCTTACAAGGTTGAGGATATCTATACCTTGTGCTGCTGCTAAACGTTTAATAACTTCTTCTGGGTTAATGTATTGTTGGGTAGCTTCTGGTCCCATCGTTTGTGAGATGGTAGTGAGGAACATACCTAATGCTTCTCTGTCTTGTCCCCTACCTAATGCATTAACACCTGCTACAATAACAGGACTAACCAAAGCTTTAGGTAGCTTAGGTATCTTACCTGTCTTCTGGAATATAGCTAACTTACGATTAAGATATGGTACTAAGAACTCTACAGTGAGTAAACTAAATAGTCCACCTAACTGTTGCTCTAGTTCCATCTGTGTCATACGGACTTCTTCAGCTGTTGTCCTTTCACTCTGGCGTACCGAGAGTATTAAGAATGCTTCAGATAATCTCTTCTCTAACTGTCCTATCATTTGATAAGCCGTAGCAAAGTCAGCACTCTTACCGACTTGGACTACACCAATATCATCGGGCCGTCCTTGGACGATTGCACCGTTACCTGCACGAGCTAAGGTCTGTGGTTTTGTTGTGGAGCTAGGTGATACCACGAACACAACCTTTGCTGCTGCAGCTGAGCCTTCAACAATTGCTTGTGACAATGCTTCAAGACTCTTCAAGTCTCCGATAAATTCCTCTACTCTACCTCTTCCGTAGGCTTCACCATCAACAGTATTGAATCTCATATGGATCCAAGGGTTAGTATCTAGTGGTGCCTTACCTCTTGAGTTAGGTATGACTTTATCAAAGACTTCTTGATGCCAAACAAAACGATTGTTTTCTCTCTTGACACATGTGTAGACATCAACATCTTCTCTATCATCATCAGCATCAGCTGGATTCTGATAGTCATCTAACACATCTGCCAATAATTTTTTGGCAATTTTTTCTTTAGTGACGATTTCAATTACATTACCGTTACCATCTCGATCTATAACAAAACGGTTTAACGGGTATAGCTTTAGTCCATCTTTACCCATAAAGATTAAAGCGTTACCTGCTACCACCAAATGCTTAAGAGCTTGGTGTATAACAACACGATCATCTGATGCTGCAATAGCATCCATGATTGTACGTTCAATCTTTGCAAAGGATAAATCTAATTCGGTTCTTACTTCATCAGGAACTTCACCTAGTTGGGTGTCATCCACTTGGAGTTTAAAGAAGCTGGTCTGAGCGGGTAGTAGAGCTAACATCAATTTCGATGCTAGAGTGACTACACCTTTCGCGCCAACGCTTTGCCACGGTGTCTTAAGATCGTGGGTTCCTCCTCTGAATTGTTCTTCATCTCGAATTAGATATGGAAGTGTCAGCCTAGCCGCTACATCCGCTTGATTTAGATACTCGGAACGGTATCCTAACAAAGCGTCATATCTTTTTCTAGCTGTATACATTATACATTAAGTGCTGTTGATTTTAATTTATTAGAAATGGCTTGTGGTCTAGTCAGACCTCCAAGAGTACCACGAAACTTTCCTTTAAGTTGTGGTCCCCTAGCAGACCTAATATTTAAGGCACTGCCAGGCCCACCAACTCTTACTGGAGCGTTAGTTCTTTGTGCTAAACTTGCTCTTTTTAAGTCAGCTAATTCAGTATCATATTTAGTTTGTAAGGTTTTATATCCTGCAGTTTTATCAGCTAATGATTTAGTAGCTGCAGTTAATTCACCCTTAGTCTGATGTAAAGTATCTTTTGTTTCAGTCAAAGCTTTTTCAACAACAGCTTTTTCTTCATCTGCTCCCTTACGTGCTGAGTCTTCTACTGCAGTAGTAGCTTGTTCATTGATCAACTTGAAAACATTAGGGCCTAACTTAGATACGTTAGCAAGGTTGTCAGTGAAATGCTTCCTTACATCTTGAGCTGAACGGCCTTGAGCTAAGTCAGCATAGTAATCTGCCTTACCATAAGTAGTAGCATCTGCAGCACTACCTCCAGTACCATACATAGTTGATCCTATGTCAGTACCTTTAGTAACCCAGTCTTTAATCTGCATACCAGGTTTATTTATGTATTGCTGACTAGTAGTTTTACCCATCCAATCTTGGATAGATTTCCTTGTCTTAGTTAGTGAGGTTTTATCTGTACCACCTCTTCTTAATGCTTCAAAGTAATCAGATCTACCGAAAGTACCTTGACCACCTTTATCCCAATCCTTACCTGTCCATTCAAATGCCATAATTTATACCTCTATTTCTTAGTAGTAGTAGCTTTTTGTGCCCAGGATTTAGAACTGAGAGGGCTGATTGTAGGTGCCGAAGCTTCTTTAACTGGTGACTTAAGCTTAGGTGTGTTACCATCCCATTTGATACCTGTAATATTAGGACGTTTAATATCTTCTACCTGTTTCTTAACCTTACCTTCTAT